CGGTTCATCCGTCCACGCCACATATAACGGATGAATCGGATGCATACACTCACACACCGGCTGGACTTTCTTCACCTTCCCGACCTGCACGGTTTTCCACCGATGCCCGGTGGTTACGGGCCGGTCAATCCGATAGCCCCAGGGGGTATTCAACCGTCTTTCCTTTCCAGTTCCACTTTCAAGTGCTCCACCAGCGCCACGAGCTTGAGGATGATGCGCGCCGCTTCATCCGACCGATCCTGGACGTGCAACCACTCCCGAATCTTTTTTATTTGTTGATTCACGGACTTAATTAACTCTACCGACATAAGTTGTTTTTCGACTTCTATCAGGGTACGATGTGCGGACAGTGACAAGGTTGCTGGCAGCCTCGGGGGGAGGCCACCAGCGTGCCCATGACCACCAAGGTTGATAAACCGTCATGAACCATACTGATTCTACCGGGTTCGCCCCGACGCTACAAGCCTTTTACCGCTTCAAGGTAAAAAAATCCTACCGCAATAAACAACCGGGTCTTGATTTGATCGTGTCCCGCGCTTTTTTGCGCCTTGAATTTGTGGAGTTGTGAAAATGAATAGCCATTTAATAAAGCCTATTGAAACAAGCTATAAAGGGTATCGGTTCAGGAGTCGCACGGAGGACCGATATGCGATACTTTTTGATGGATTAGGATTTAAATGGGGCTATGAAATAGAAGGGTTTAAGTTAAGGTCTGGCGCTCAGTATCTTCCTGACTTCTACCTGTACGATTTTGATGTTTGGCTTGAGGTTAAGGGCAGTCAGGAAACAACGTCTGATCGTGAGATGGAGAAGATTTATGATTTTTCTTTTCAGTTAGAAAAAAACATTATTGTAGCCTATGAACAACCCGGCGACGAAACTATGGTATTTATTAGTCCGAAGCACGGAATTCATGAGGTTTTGTTTGCGCCAAATCCTTTTACTGGCGAATTACAAATATCAGTGGTACGGGAAGAGCGTTTTTATGATTGCAGCAGGGATGTCCCGATTTATAAAAGAATCAATCACGCTTATCAGCAAGCCCGTTCAGCCCGCTTTGAATTTGGAGAACGGAAATGAATTCCCCCGTATTTAGTTTATCCCCTTTTTATGCTGCCGCAGACAAGACGTTAGGCCATGCCGCGCATCGCGTGTTGACCCTGTTGTGTGGCTTCGCTGACCCCGAAGGACTCTGCTTTCCGTCGCGGAAAATGCTGTCTTACCTGACCGGAATCGAGAACAGCAACCTTTCAAAATACATCAACGTGCTTTGCCGCAAGGGTTATTTGGAGAAAGTCAACGCTTCCGGGAATCGCTACAAAATCATAGGCTTCAAAGACAAGCAATGGCCGATGGTTGAATGTGGTAATGATTACCACCATGAAAATCAACAACATGGTAATAGTTACCACGAAGATGGTAATAATTACCACGAAAAAATTGAATGTGGTAATGATTACCACGAAGATGGTAATAATTACCACGAAACCGGCAATTCTGTGGTAATGATTACCAACAGAACAGACCAAAAGATTAACAGACCAATGGAACAGACCAACAAACAAATAAACGCCCACGATCCTGTTTCCGTTCCCCCCCAGCCTGAACCCCTCATCTTTTCGGAACCTTTACCGGAAGTTCCTCCTGAGAAGGAAAAAAGGAAACCCAAAAAAGTCGCGTTGACCTCCATGCCTGAAAACTTTTCCATAAGTGCTGCTGTTAAGAAGTGGGCAGATAAAAAAGGGTTTTCTCAGGATTATTTGGATGCGAATTTTGAAAAGTTTGTTAATTATGTTGAGAAGCACGGAAAAACCTATGTGAATTGGGATAGTGCTTTGAGGGATGCTATTTCAGGAAACTGGGCAAAATTTAACACACCTCCTTCTAACCCAAACCCCACCTTTAACACCGGAGGCAACAATGGATACCGCAAATACACCATCCAAGATGACAACGCTAGAGAAGCCGCACTCTTCAGAAATCTCGAAGCCCAACGCCTCGAAAGGGAATTCATTGGCGGCGGTCAATCTTCCTGTACACCTCAAGCCGAGCCACAGCGAAGGGCCGTTTTTAATTTCTGATATTCAGTTGTGTGATGAAGTGATTTCTAATTTATGGAAAGCCATGAAGATTACTTATGGGCAGAAGTGGACAGATAACTTCGGACCCATTTGTTATGAAGACGGGAGAATCACAGAGACGATGGCATTTTGGGCGCAATCATTATCCCGAGTCCCTTTAAAGTGCATTGAGCGGGGGATTTTAAAGTGTACTCAAGAACGCCCGTCGCCGTTTCCGCCGACGCTGCCGGAATTTTACGCCCTCTGTGAAAGGAAGCCCTGGGAATGAACCCCGATTCCCCGAAAGAACTGGCGGCGCTGCTGGCCCGCGACGCGGAGCGCGTCTGTCAGCAGTTGTGGCCGAACGGCAAGCGCGAAGGGCATGAATGGCGCGTTGGGGACGTGTTTGGGGCTGCGGGTCATTCGCTGGGCTGTGCGCTGTCTGGCAACAAGGCGGGCATGTGGTGTGACTTTGCCGAACCCGAAACCTGCAAGGGTGACCTGCTGGACGCTTGGGCGATGCGCTACAGCCTCGACTTGTCCGAAGCCATGAAAGAGGCGCGGCAATTTCTGGGCCTTGCGCCGTTTCCGGTATTCCGCAAACCGAAACCGGCGAAACCGTGTGTCCGACCCCCGGCGTCGAAAGCCGTTTTGCCGGAATCTCCGGTCATGAGCTATCTGCACAGTCGGGGCCTCAAGCCGGAAACCCTGAAAGCCTTTCATATCCTGGAACAACCGAACAGCTTTGCCGAACACCCGGACAATCCCGCCGATATGGTCTTTCCCTACCTGGTGCGCGACCCGTCCACGAAAAGCGGTTTGCGGCTGGTGAACAACAAGTACTTGGCGCTAAAACGCTTGCCGAACCCCGACGGGCCGCCGAAAAAACTCACCCGGTTTGAATCCGGTTGCGCCCTCGGGCTGTTCGGTTGGCACCTGATTCCCCCGGAAGCGCGGCAAGTGGTGGTCACAGAAGGCGAAATGGATTGCGCGAGTTGGCACCAAATGGGCGCGCCGGCCTTGAGTGTGCCGAATGGCGCAACGTCGCATAAGTGGCTGGAGGAAGAAACCGACCGGCTGATGCGCTTTGATGAGATTTTTATCAGCTTCGATAGCGACAAGCCGGGTCAACTGGGGTCGCTGGAACTCGCCGAACGGTTAGGCCGCCACCGCTGCCGGATCGTCAAGCTGCCGCACAAGGACGCTAACGAGTGTTTGCAGAAGGGTCTGACCGGCGCGCAGTTTGCCGATTGTTTGCGAAAAGCCGAAACCTTGCGACCGGAAGAATTCTTGACGTTTGCCGAAGGGATTGAACTGGTCAAGGAACAGCGCCGCCAAGCCGCCGCGAGAAACGGCGTGCCCGAAGGCATTGTTCTGCCGTGGTCGAAAGCGTCGCAGTTTTACATGATTCCGGGCCATTTGACGGTCTGGACGGGCTATGGCGGTCACGGCAAAACGACCCTGCTGAGTCATGTCCTGGCAGCGGCGTTGCGCGACCCGGACGGCGAACGGGCGTGCATTGCCAGCTTGGAAATGACCGCCGAAGACACGGTAGACCGGCTGTGCAAGCAGTTAGCGGGGCGGTCCACCCTCAGCGACGCGGAACTGGACGCTTTAGGCGCGGCAGTGTACGACCGTTGCGTGATTTACCACCATGTCGGCGCGTCCACGATTGACAAGGTATTGGAAATCTTCTCCTTTGCGCGGCGGCGGCATGGCGTGACGCAACTGGTGGTGGACAGTCTGATGATGCTGGGCATCGGCTTTGAGGATTACGACAAGCAACTGGCCGTGGCGCAAAAGCTGATTGCCTTTGCACGGGAACACCATTGCCATGTGCATCTCGTGATTCATCCGCGCAAGCCCGCCGATGAGAATCGAGCGCCAGGAATGTATGACGTGAAGGGTTCGGGCGGGCTGGTCGATGGCGCGCATAACGTGGTGATTGCGTGGCGCAACAAGCGGAAGTTCAAGGCGCAACAAGACGCGCTGTTGAACGGGACACCTCTCGACCCCCGGATGGCGGATGAACCCGATACGACGATTACGATTGAAAAGAACCGCTTGAACGGCTGGACCGCCATGATTCCCTTGTGGTTTCACGCAGACAGTCAGCAGTTTATCGAAAGCCCAACGGACTATCCGCTGATTTATGTGCAGCCGACTGCCGGGGGAACGCCGTTTTGAAGCAAAACACCCGCGCCACTCCCATCGGCAACCGCCGCTTTGGCGCATGGCTGGTGTTGGACGTGTGGGAATCACGGGCCGGGGGACGCTACTGGTGGTGCCTTTGCGATTGTGGCGTGGAGCGGTATGTGCGGGCGACGGAGCTAGTCCACGGGCGCAGTCGGAGTTGCGGCTGTGGAACGCAGCCGATAGGGACGTTCAAGCGCCGAAAATCCGTCAAGGTCGAATATCGGCAGTATTCGCACGAGCTTCAACGATTCCTGGCGTGGCGCTATCTGGCGTCCATGTCGCAGAAAAAGGCGGATGATTTGATTCGCAGCAATAACAACCTGATTGAATACCGGATAATCCCATGAACATCATCGACAAAATCTGTGCGCAGTCGGAACTCTCTCCCGAACAGCAATCCCTGTTAGCCGAATGGGAACGGGCCGACTTGATGCTGGGCGGAACGGCGTGGACCCCGGACGACCGGGAAGGCGCGACGGCGATTGTGCAGGAAATCCCCGATTTTCGCCCTACGGTGATTGACCTGGCGAAGTTCGGCTCGATAGATGGCTTAATTTCGCGCTACGAGGCTCTTTTAGCGCGTTGTGTGAGTGAAGGGCTGCTCACAACGGACAGCGCGAAAATGGCGCGTTTTGGCGGTATTTCGATAGCCTCAGTGATTCAAGAGGGCAAGGCGCTGAAAGCGTGGCTCGACGAAGAAGCGGAACGCCGTTCCGTAGAGCAAGAATTTTCCGCTGCGGGGCCGAAAAAACCAGATTCCGCCGAGTGATTCGGTTATCATTCATGGTTCTACTGCAAATCGGAGTACAGTGTATGGCGTCTGTGAATAAGTGGATTGGCATTGGCAACCTGGGGAAAGACCCGGAAATTCGCTCCATGCCGAACGGTAAGTCGGTCGCAAGTTTTAGCATGGCCTGTTCGGAATCGTGGAAAGACAAGAACACGGGGGAGAAAGTAGAAAAAACGGAATGGGTGAATTGCACGGCGTTCGACAAGCTGGCGGACACCATCGGCCAGTATTTGAAAAAGGGAAAGCAAATCTATATCGAAGGGCGGCTGCAAACCGACAAGTACGAGAAGGACGGGCAAACCAAGTACAGCACAAAAGTCGTGGTCTCTGAAATGAAAATGCTGGGGGCTAAGGGAGAAAGCGATTCAGCCCCGGTCTCAAACGGCGCTCCAGCAGCCGCGTCATCCTCCGAAGACGAAGGAATCCCGTTCTGATGTTGCCCGCATCCCTCACTAAATCGACTTTAGCCCCGGACCTGCTGCGAGAAGCGGCGGATTTGATTGACCAGCGAGCGGCGGAGCGGGATGTCGCCGCCGAGCGCAGCATGAGCCGCGCCATTGCCGCGTTTAACACCTTAACGGGCAATGAATTGACGGAAACAAACGGCTGGCTGCTGCTGGCGATTCTCAAGTTAGCCCGAGCCACGGTGGGAAAGTTTCAACCCGACGACCTGAAAGATTGCGCGGCTTATGTGGCGCTGGCGTTGGAGTGTGAATTGCGTGAATCGGAATATCTTGTTAAGCCCCCCGTCTACCACCAAGCCGATGTGTACGGAGAAAAGACCCCATGAGTATCTTGGCGATTGACTTGGGCACCCGGACGGGCTGGGCGCTGCGCAGTTCGGGACAGATTTTCTCGGGATATGTGGATTTTAAAACCAGTCGGCATGAAGGCGGCGGGTATCGCTATCTCCGTTTTCGTCGCTGGCTCGATGAACAGTGGCTCATGAAGCCGAGCGCGGTGTACTACGAAGAAGTCCGGCGACACCTAGGGACGGACGCCGCGCACATTTATGGCGGATTGCTGGCAACGCTGACCGCCTGGTGTGAAGAACACAAGATTCCCTATTGCGGTGTCGGGGTGGGCACGATCAAAAAATTTGTCGCCAACAAGGGCAATGCCTCCAAAGAGGAGGTTTTGGCGGCGATTCACGCCAAAGGCTACGAAGACGTACTGGATGATAATCAAGCAGATGCTTTAGCCATCCTGTTTTGGGCGATAGCAGAAACGGACAAGGAATAATGCATGAAAGTTGAATGCCTCGACCGCATGGGCAGCGATTTGTCCGTGGTCAACGCGGCTCGGTGCAGCTTTGACCGTGAACATACCGAGTTTGACGAAGAAACAGACACCCGATTGCTGCGGTATTTGGCGAGAGAAAAGCACTGGACGCCGTTTGCAGCGGTTACATTGTCTTTGCGCATCACCGCTCCCATCTTTGTGAGTCGGCAACTGGAAAAGCATTATGCCGGCCTAGTCATGGGGACTGCCGTGCCAGTCCGTTCCGAAGTTTCCCGGCGCTATGTCGATGCGGTTCCCGAGTTTTATTTCCCGGAAGAGTGGCGCTCCCGACCTGAGAAGAACATCAAGCAAGGCAGCGGCGAACCTCTTGTTGAAGCCGCGGCTTATCTGGATTGGGTGTATCGGCAAAGCGTCTACGCGGCGCGCAAGGCCTACGATGAGTTGTTGTCACGGGGAGTCGCGCCCGAAATGGCCAGAATGGTCTTGCCGCAGTCCCTCATGACCACCTGGATTTGGACGGGCAGCTTGGCCGCGTTTCATCGGGTGTATGCGTTGCGGGTTGATTCCCATGCGCAGCAAGAAAGTCAAGTGATTGCTGAACAGATTGGGGAGATTTGCGCCTTTTATTTCCCTCGGTCCTGGGATGCGCTGAATCATGTTCGATAGTCCCGAAGATTTATCCTGGGCGCGCAGTTTGCTGTCCGACTGGGCGCACTGGCTGATGCGCGGCGGTGGATATGCGCATCAATCCACAATCGAATGGTGTCGGCAAGGCACCGGCGGCGGGGTATTCGGCAGTCGGATACCCTTGGACGTGGAACCCTCGCAAAGCGTTATCAGCGCGTCGCGGGCGATGCAGCATTTGCGCTTAATGGACGGGGACGCGGCGGAGTTGCTTCAACAGTTGTACTTGCGGCGAGCCGATACGACCTTAGCGATGATCGCACACGAAAACGGCATCGGTCTGACCCTCTATCAGACGCGACGCCGGTTAGCGGAGCGGAAATTTTGGTGGTTGGTTCAAGCGTTGGGCGGGTGTCCTTGAGCCGCCACTTGTGACAGATACCGCAACGTGTCGTGAATCATGCGGTGCAGGAGATGAACCCCGTAGTTCTCTTGCTGGATGTCCAGTAGACATTGCATCAGCGCCGCGAGGTTATCCAGGGCGTCGTGCAAAGCAATGGACGGGAACAGAATCAGCGGCTGGTTCTGAGAAGTGTGGCTGGTAACAATGGGTGTTTCCGCGTTCGGCGACATCCGAATTCCTTTGTATCGTTAAACTGCAACCCTAGATAAACATTAAGGCGTTTAAGTCGTTGAAAAGGGTTATTTTTTGGGCCCCCCCCCCCCGGGGGTGAAGCGGGGGGGGGGGGTT